ATACGAATAATGACTTGCCGTCTGACCTGCGGTTATGTCAATTGATTTGGAGTGATGTGATACCCTTAAACGCAAATTCGCTTTCAGAGCGAAAGGGCGATCTGCGAAGCAGAAAGATCGCAAGGTTTGGTTTGGTGATATCTCTGTCATTAGTCATGACAATAGCCTTTCAAAAGAATGATTCCGTATCTCTTAACTACAAACCAACACACTATAAGCAATACATATTAATGACATTAAATGATATTGATCAGACTTATTGTCTTATAGATCTTTATACAAAAGAAAGTAACTTCAACCCAAAGGCTAAGAACGGTAGTCATCATGGTATTCCTCAAGGTAGATCTAAGTATCTTGCAAGAGCTAATGGCATTCAACAGATACAATGGGGTTATCGTTATATTAGTAACAGGTATGGAGTAACAGAGGATGGTGTGCCTAATGCGTGTGCAGCATGGGATCATTGGCTTAAGAAAGGTTGGCATTGAGTAAGAGTGCGTTAAGATCTACTGGTTCAACTCATCGGTGGCGACAGATTCGAAGCAGAATCTTGAGGCGAGATTTATTTATATGTCAATACTGCAACCAAGAAGCAACAACTGTTGATCATGTAATACCTCGTAGGCTTGGAGGATTAGATAGTGATGACAATCTTGTAGCTAGTTGTCGAAGATGTAATTTAGCGAAGGGTGGGCGGTTTTTTGTGCGTAAAGCGACACCACCGACCCCCCGTTCCTTTTCTAACCCACAAAACACCTCGATCAGCCACGATCAGACTGGATCAGATTGATCAACCTTGAAACAGGCGAGATAAGCGTAGATCAGGCTCATTTAGGATTAGGAGGTGTGCAAACACCCCGTATTCATTCAAAACTCAATGATTTGCCGTCTAAAGGTCAAGAAATGATTGACTTTGCAGCTTCTCTGTCGATTGAACTTATGGATTGGCAAAAGTTTGTTGCAATTCATGCTCATAAGGTTAAAGAAGATAATCGTTGGTTTACCGCTGAGGTCGGGTTGTGCCTTAGCAGACAGAACGGAAAGAGCACATTGATGATGTTGCGAATTCTAACTGGCATGTTTGTGTGGGGTGAGGGATTACAGCTTGCATCAGCTCACAGACTTACTACCTCATTAGAAACATTTAGACAGATTGTTACATTAATTGAACAACATCCAGAGCTTGAAAAGGAAGTAAAAAAAATCCGATGGCAACATGGTGCAGAAGAAATAGAGTTATTTGGCAACAGGCGATTTGTTGTAAAAGCTGCTAACAATGCTGCAAGAGGGTTATCAAAACCCGAAACGATACACATGGATGAGTTGCGTGAATACAAAGATGAAGATGCTTGGTCATCTATGCGTTACTCCATGATGAGTGCTAAGAATCCGCAAGTATGGGTCTATTCTTCAGCAGGAGATCAACATTCAGTTATTCTAAACAAATTGCGTGAGAGGGCATTGGCATCAGCTACAACCAATGACCCAATTGGGTGGTTTGAGTGGAGTGCCGAACCAGATGCGCCGATCCACCTTCCGTCAGGCGATATTAACTGGTCTGCATTTGCTCAAGCCAACCCATCATTAGGAATAACAATTCATCCAGATAACATCTTGGCAGCAATCAATGACCCACCAGATATTGTAAGAACAGAACTATTAACGCAATGGGTGGACACAATAAACAGCGCAATTGATCCGCAAAAGTGGGCAATGTGTCAAATAGATCCAATACCACTAGATCCTGAGCAACCTACTTGGCTTGGCTTGGATTTGTCGCCTGATCGTAAATTTGGGGCATTAGTGGCAGCCCAGCGATTATCTGGTGAAAGATTTTATGTGCAATTACTTCACACTTGGTCGAATGATTACAGCTTGAATGATTTAGCAGTTGCCAACGACATCGCACCTTATGTTAGAAAATACAACACACAAACTGTGGCTTATAGTGCAAAAACAAGTCAGGCAGTTGCAAGCCGTCTAATTCCTGCTGGCATACAAACAACTGTTATGGATGGTGCCATTTATGCAGAATCGTGCGACAGGTGGCTTGGAGCAATCAACTCTCATAGGTTGCAACATTCAGGGCAAGAGGAATTGACACAACAAACCTTGTCAGCTGCAAAATTGCCTTATGGAGATGGATCTTGGATTATAGGAAGAAGGGCAAGCAGGGTTGCAGTTTGTGCCAGCGTTGCAACCGCATTAGTTTCTTATTTTGCGACACAAGTTGAAACAGAGGTGGACATTCAAGTCGGATAATTTGTATTTATGGTATATTATGTGCTAATGGGATTATTTGACCGATTTACCACAAAGCAGCCAATTCAACAAGTAGATGTTGCTGCTGCATTAGCACCTTACAACGCTCAACAATTAGTTGGCGGAATTTTATTTGGAACAACAACCGCAACTCGTGAACAGTATATGGCTATTCCATCTGGAGCACGCGCAAGAAATATAATTTGTTCAACAGTCGGATCTTTACCTTTAGAACAATATAATCATTTTACAAATGAACACATAAGACCAAATCGCGTAATTATGCAACCAGATCCACGCGTTGCAGGTTCTGCAATCTATGCATGGTTGGCGGAAGACATTTTGCTATACGGGGTCGGTTATGGAATTATCCAAGACGCATATTCATCAACTGATGCTTCAAGAATTAGAGCATGGACAAGAGTTGCACCTAATAGAGTATTTGCATCATTAAATGGCAATAGCACAGAAATTGAATATTACACAGTAGATGGTAAAAGAGTTCCACCATTTGGAATTGGTTCGTTAATTGTATTTAACGGATTAGATGAAGGAATTCTAAATCGTGCAGGTCGCACAATTAAAGCTGCTGCTGAATTAGAAAAAGCAGCTGAGATGTATGCAAAAGAGCCAATGCCACAAATGGTTCTTAAATCAAATGGCACAAACTTAACTCCAGAAAGAATTACAAAGTTATTAGAATCTTGGAAATTGTCAAGATCAACAAGAGCAACTGCATTCTTAAATGCTGATGTTGAATTACAAACTTTAGGCTTCGATCCCAAATCGCTCCAAATGAATGAAGCCCGTCAATACCTCGCTTTAGAAATTGCGAGGGCTTCAGGAATTCCTGCAAGTTTCATATCTGCTGAAACTACTTCAATGACTTATTCAAACATGACTGCTGAAAGAAAAGCATTAATTGATTTCTCACTTCGACCAATCTTAACTGCAATTGAACAAAGATTATCTCAATCTGATTTCTGTCCTAATGGAATTGAAACCAGATTTGATATTGATGATTTCTTGAGAGGTTCAGCATTAGAGCGTGCTCAAGTTTATGAAATCCTAAACCGCGTCGGTGCAATGAGCATTGAGCAAATCCAAGAGGAGGAGGACTTAATCCGATGAAGATTAATTTCCCAATAGAAATAACAGCTGCTGATACAAACAAGCGCACAATCTCAGGAAAGATCGTTACATGGGATGAGCAGGGTTCAACCAGCGCAGGATTAACAGTATTTGAAAAAGACAGCATTGATTTCTCAAAGCCTGTCAAATTATTGCTTGAGCATCAAACAACCAAACCTTTAGGAAAATTGATTGACATAACTTCAACAGATACAGGTTTAGAGGCTACATTTCGTTTAGCCAAAACTTTTCGTGCGGATGATGCATTGGAGGAGGCTGCAACTGGGCTTCGCGATGGATTTAGCGTGGGTGTAAAAATTAATGAATGGAAAAATGAGGAAGGCGTGCTAAGAATTAAATCAAGCACACTTCAGGAAGTTTCACTTGTAACAGATCCTGCAATTGACAGCGCAAGAGTTGCTGAAGTTGCAGCTAGTGAAACACCAGAGAATTCCGAAGCAACCGCTGAGGAAACCACAACAAAGGAGAACAAAGTGTCAGAAATTACTTCTGAGGCTCCTATCGCAACCGAAGCGGTAGAAGCGACACAGGCTCCAGTTGTAACAGCCAACTACATGGCATACACAAAGCCACGCGTTGATACAAATGTTACAGCAGGACAATATGCAGCAGCACAGATTCGTGCAATTCAAGGCGACAACGATGCACGCGATCTACTTGCAGCATTAGCAATTGGAACAGTTTCAGAAAACACAGGAATGGTTCCACCAAATTACTTACGCGATGTTATTGGCGTAATTGATTCATCAAGACCATTTATTGATAGCATCGAGCGCGCACCGCTTCCTCCATCTGGGCTTAAAATCTTCACGCCTGTGCTTGGAGCGCAAGCCATTGTAGGATTAACTGCTGAGGGTGTTGAATATGCATCTCAAGATACAGCTGTTACTTTTCAAGAAGATAACATCGTTAAGTTCGCGGGCGCAAATGTGATAAATCAAGAAGTCCTTGATAGATCTGACCCATCATTTTTAGATCTTTTAATCCGTGAGTTGGCAGCATCTTACGCACAAAAGACAGATGCTTATGCATCAAAAATCGCAGCAGATGGTGCAGATTCATCAACAGGTTCAACACTTTACAAGTCTATTGCAGATGGAATTGCTGATTCCTACAATGTAATGCGAATGACACCAAGCAAATTGTTAGTTGCACCTTCAGGTGGATATGTAAATATCGATTTTGCTAACATTCTTGGAGCCGTAGATGGTTCACAAAGACCTCTATTTGCAGCAGCTGCTCCACAAAATGCAGCTGGATTAGTTTCACAAGGTTCAACAAATGGAACAGTCGCAGGACTTGATCTAGTTGTAGATCCTAACTACACAGGTAACACAGGCAACGCAAAGGTTGCTTTAGTTTATCCTTCACAAGCAATGCGATTCCACGAGAGTGGCACTTTTGAAATTCGTGCCAATATCGTTGCTAATGGTCGTGTTGAGATCGGTCTATACGGATATGTTGCAGTAGTTAATCGCTACCCAACAGCCTTCCGTAAATTAGACATAGCTTAATTTAACTGAGTGCCTGTGGTTGCTCCCGATCACAGGCATCCATTAATGGGAGTTTAGAGAGGAACTTATGCCTACAATTATCACCGCAAGTCAATTGCGTTCCGTATTGGGTGTAAGTTCCGCTCTTTATGATGACACTTATCTAAATCAAATAATAGATACAAGTGAACAAGTAATTTTGCCAATGCTTGTTACATTTAAA